AAACATCATGCACTTGGTGAACATAGATTCCTGCCCCGGTTCCAGTCTTTTGAATAATGACATTGTCCATAAAGACGTTGGTCATGCGGTCGATGTCGTCCTCAACTGGCGGATAAAACTGGTTGCCGATATAGATAGCACCAAGCGTGAACTTGTAAGGCAAGTTCTCGTTCATGGTGATATTTGTTATGCCGATAGTCTGAAAAGCGTCAACATGCAGATCAATACCTATATTGATGTTCGCCGCAGGAAGTATCACCGGGTTTGCGTCCTCGTCACCCATCAGCTCAAAAAACGGGATATAGCCGTCTGCTGTTGACCAGCTCAGATATGATCCGAAGTAGTAAGTTCCGGAGTACAGGTAGACCTTGCCGCCCAATGGCAGCAGGCTGGTCATTGCCGCCTTTATTGTCACCTCGTCATCAGTACCGTCACACACATAATTAGCCGCAGCCTTGTCAGCAGCGCTTGAATCGGACGCGGCAACGTAGACGACTGTCATATCATGATCAACCGCACTCGAGGCAACATACGACAACACAACACGCCCGTCCGGCATCTCCACCATTTCCAGCGGAGGCGCTACGTTTAAGATGTCCTTCAGTCTGTCCATAGTTACGGCTTGTATTCCGTTATCGGCTTGAAGTCGGCGGTCGGATATACGGTAACAAGATCAGCTTCCGCTCCGCCTGTTGCCTTGTATACCTGTTCGAACTCTTTGGTGTTCGGATTGTAAAACTTGTTCCACCCTTCCTCTTGATACAGCAAATTGTATTCCAGCTCCCAGCTTAGGGTTCCGTCTGCTTTGCGCGTCGGCCTGGTACTCGGTGGATTGAATAGCAGCGTACCTGCAGGAAAGTCACGGTCGTACTGGTCTGAGTGTTCTGTAGCATCGTTCGTCTTTCCGATAAGAGAGAACGTCTCTGCCGGTACGTCCTCGACCTCATGCAGGGTTATCACCCATGCCAGCTGGAGCATTACTTTCTGCGGAGCGCTTACGTCCTTCAGCTCGGTACTGTCCGACCAATACAGCTCCTCACTGGTAAGTGAGATCATCTTCGCGCGCGGTGTCAGCAGTTCAGTGCGGTATGGCAAGACGGAATTATCATCTGCATCAACCTGGCTGTTGTACCGAGGCGTTTCGTAGTTAGCCGTGATGATCGCGTATGTATACTTTGCCTTGTTCGTGGTAACGTCTGCTGAGATGCGCCCCATAGGCTTACTGTTTGCCCGTATACACCGTGCGGCGGAAAAATAGGGATATGTCTCTGTGATGTAGTTGATGAAGCCGATCTTGCCACCGATAAGGCGCCGCATGAAGTCCATGCGGTCAGTCCATGCCACCTTGAAGACGCGCGTTGCGCTGAAGCTCTCGGCGGACATTGACTCAGTTGGAGAGCCGTCCATTTCCTCAAATTCTATCGGCTTGATTGGCATGTATTAACGTGCTCCGCTTACTTTTGCAGGTATTGTTTCTTCTGCAGCGGCTATTATTCGTTTCTTTTGGTCGTTCTGATATGCGATAGTTTCTTTATAAAATGCTCTTTCTTCTTCCAGCTGTTTCTTTTGAACTTCCAGTTGTTCCTTAGCAATATTATCCTGCCCTACGGTCGAACTGCTGATCCGTTCCCATGTATCTGCAAGACCGCCGAACTCGGCCTTAGCCGCGATCTTGGAGACCGGTGTATCTGGCAGGCCTGTCGGAGCCGGAGCGCCCGGCTTTGCGACGGCCTCAGCGGCCTTTGTTGCCTTGCGTGCCTTCAGTTGATCTTCGAGCTTCTTAACCTTCTTATCCTCGACACCTTCAAACTCGGACTTGATAGCGGAGTTCAGCGCCTTGCCAAGTTCCTCGCCGGTTGCCCGCAGTTGCTTTTCGAGGTCGGTTACTTCCCTGTCCGGGATGTCCGGCATTTCAATCTCGCGGAAGCCTTCAGTTAAGCCCTTCCATGTGAAATCGGCATCCTTGCCGGTCAGCTTTGCCTTGATAGCCTTCCATGCGTTGCCGATGTTGGCACCGAGGTTCTTAAAGACCATACCGATATTTTCAGCCCACGTCTGAATTGTCGCAAGACCGTATCCGACGTATGTCGGCAGTCCTGTGAATATCCAGTGCTTGAACTCTTCGAAGAACGTGACGACATGCAAGGCCGCTTTTGCCATTGCGATTCCGAGCACAATTTCCCAGTTCTTGATTAAGGCAATCGCAAGCGTCAGCCCCATGCGCAGCGCTTCCATTACCGGCTCCAGTTTCGTCTTGATGGTATTTGCAAGGTTCTTCATCTTCTCCATGAAGGTATCACCCTCGAGTGCACCGTATGCCAGCTTTGCACCGAGTACAGCAACCAGTGCAATAAGGCCGCCTATGAGGATCATTGCAGGATTAAGTGCCATGAATGCAACGAACAGCCCCTTCAGCGCCAGTCCTATTTTAACAAAACTCGCGGCTAAATACGCGCCGAGCTTTAACGTCACAAGTTTAGCCATCCAGCCGCCGAAGATCGCAAGCGGTCCGGCTATCGCTGCAAGGATCGCTCCCAGCTTCGCTATCGCATAGGTTCCGGTAACAATCGCGGCCGCCCACTGCGTAACCTGCAGAATAAGTTCCTGGTTGTTGTCCACCCATGTCTGAAGGCGCGCTGCAACAGTGGTCAATGTCTCAGCAAGTGCCCTCAATGCCGGTGCAAATATCGCACCTATGGACTCGCCGACATCACCGAGAGCATTCAGTGTTGCCTTGACAGCACCGCCGAAAGTATCACGCATAGCCCTGGAAGCTCCGCCGAACTGCGACTGTACTTCCTTCAGGATCATAGCCTGTGCTTCCATCATCTTGCCGGACTTTGCCAGGTCAATGATAGTCTTTCGCTGCGTCTCCGAGAACGTAATACCTGCCCGGTTAAGGTAGGTAAGGCCGACAGCCGGATCATTCAGCGCCTTGCCGAGCTGTATAGCCGCGGACTTTGTATCTGTTCCGAGTACCGTCGCAAGATCCAAGGCAGCCTCTGTTGCGCCTGTAAAAGCATCGCCCTTGATGTTCTTGAAGGTTGCGAGTATCGCCTGCGTTTCGATTACCGCCTCATCTCCGTAGGTTGTTACCTGCTGTAACGCCCTTGCTTCCTTGAATAGCTGGTCAGCACTGAATCCAGCTGCATTCCCGGTTGCCTTCAGGACGGCCGACAGCTTCGCCTGTGCGGCTTCCTGGTTCGCGAACAGTCGAGTAGTAGCAGCAATCGCAGCACCACCGACGAGAGCGATATTCCGGGCAGCACCGGCAACCTGATTAAAGCCAGCGCTGACGCGCTTGCTCATGGCGTTTAACTTATTAACGCCCGCGCCGAACTGGCGATCATCAAGCGTCAGGTCTACGAATGCTGTACCGCCCTTGAATGCCATGTTATCGCTTTTCCTTCTGTGCTGCCATGAACGCCCTTAGCTCCTGGAAGCTGGCGAACGTCTTTTTCTGTCTTTTCTTGCCGCCTGATTCGTCGTTACCATCAGCATACATCAACGCCTGATGCAATGTTAACCGGCCAATGTCTCGCGGCGTCCATCCGTAGGCCTCGGAGAGCGATTGGAAGAGTTCGCGGACGACGGAACCGCCCCGGCGCCCGCTCCTGCGTTTCCCGCCTCTCCTGTAGCCTCAGCAGCCAGTTTTTCGATCTCTTCCGGGTTCTCTGCCTGGTCTCGTGTGATGAATCCGCTTATCACCATGACCTCGATAGCAAGCGTGCTCAGATCGTTGGAGTCACGCGGCAGCAGTTGCTGTGCATTTTCGTAGGACATTGTTTTGTCCGCCTTGCGCATCGAGAGCCACATAAGCCTAAGCGTTCCCAGTATGGATACCAGATATCCGCGACCTTTGCTGTTTAGAACACTGACTTCCGATGCGGTATCGTATGCCACCGCCCACTGAATACGCTTTTCCGATTCGGACAGTGGCTCTTCTGCCATATCCGCCCGGCGTTGCATCTCTTCTGTCATGCTTGCCCGCGTTGCGCACAGGATCTCTTCCCGCGCCGCCCGTTCGATGTACCCGAAGTCGCGGAGTTCCAGCGGATACAGAGTATAAGTCTGTCCGTTGACTTCCTTGACCGTCGGTGCTGCTGTTGCTTCTGCCATGCCTTGCATTGTAATTGTTCCTCCGGTTTTGCCCGTACTATTTGTTATTCAGATTACGTCTTTGTCCATTCGCCGTTGCCTTCAATGTTGAAGCTGACACCGACAAGTGCGGCACCTTCAATGTCAACCTCGATAGGTGTACTGGCGACAAGCGCGTTTCCGCTGTACTTCGTGCCGGTATCACTGACCAACAGCTCGAAGTCGTATGCCTCGCCCTGCACGATGTCCGGAACGGCACCATCGTCTGCATAGACTTCAATGGTTCCAGTTACATCTTCATTGCCCTTGACGCGATTGGTAAAGCCGCCCGTGCTGCTGCTGTTGTATGCCTGCAGTTCCGCGGTCGGCTCAAGACTCCAGCTACGCACCTGCGCAACGGTCGCGCCGCCTTTCGTCACACTTCCATTCTTGCCTGAAATAGCTGCCATTTTGTATTACTCCTCTAACATTTCTCTGCTTAATCCGATGTCTACCACGATTGAAAACAGGCCATACCAGCCCTGACTTCCACCGGTAACGTCCACATCCACAAAGTCCTCTGCGATGTCCTCAACGCTCAACCTGCTTACAAACTCGAGCCCGAGCGGATCACGTTGCGTCTGGATAACCCAGAACGCCTTGTACAATTCCCACTTTAGCGGGAAATAGTATTCGTCAAGCCGCATAGAGCCGCTGAAGACCTCGATTGTGTACCGAGACGGTCCGATCCAGCCGGTGCTTGTCTGGCGTGCGCTGCCGCCGCCTGGACTTATCCGCACCTGCGGTGCATCACCAGGCTGCAGCGTGTCTTTCCTCACTCGCGAGTATATCCCCGTATAGCTGATACGGTTCCCGACATTGACCAACGCCGTGAATGCCGGTCGGCCAACAAGAGCCGTCCATAACGCCTCATATATCTGCGTGAACGGATCAGTTGTCAGGTCGGGATCTGCCATGTTTACGCACTTGCTCCTATCAGGATGATGTCATATACCGCGTCATCGCTGGTACTGCCGTCATGCGATATTCGCAACTGGTCGGCAGTCGATGCCGTCACAACATACCCGGTAGCATCCGGAGCCATGATAAGCACGCCGCCTGCACCGCCTCGGACTATCAGCCGGTCGCTGGTATCCCCGAAAAGCGTTGCAAGTGCATTTGCCACCGGACCGCCGAGATACAGGTTTGCGGTTGTCGCTGCGGTCGTCTTGATGAAGATTGCCTTCAGCCGTGCGAATGTGACTGTATCGCCGAACGCATTTTCAAGCGTGCCGGTCAAGTCGAGATCATCATTTGCAGACGGTGTAATCGTCCGCTGATCGTGCCAGACAAGATCTGCCTTATCCGCAGTAACGCCGTTGGTGACTGCCCAGCTGAGCACGCCCGAACTATCGACAATATCTTTCGGTGTCGACAGGTCCAGCGTCTTCTGCTGATTCGGCTGGCAGGTGATCTTCACCGTGCCTGTGAGTGTTGTTGCCATTTGTTCTACTCCTCTATATTCTTTCCTGTGCCTGTCGTCCGAGCTTCGCTATTGCTCGTTTAACGTCGTTCTGCATTGCCCGGATGGTCTGCATGTCCGGTTCCACGAAGATCGTTCTTTTCGGCAAATTGCCTTTGCCTTCGTCATTCCATTCTGCAATGTTGCCGTATGTTGCCCGACTCGCGCCCTTTGCCCGTGGGTGTCTGACATTCGACCGGTAGCCGACCCGGACGCCGTTTCGAATAAACTTGAACAGGTTGCCTTGGTATCCGCGCTGCAGGCCTTTTATCAGAAAGCCCTGGTCTATAAGTGGCGTCGGCTTGCCGAGTCCTTTGCCCTTCTTGCGTTGCTTCAGCGTTGACTTTGCCAACCGAGGCCAGCCACCGCGAGCCATCTTGTTATAACGCCGCGTGGTAAAAGCAAGATACCGGGAGCCCCACTGCCTGAGCATGTCCTGCGCAGGACCGGCAACGCCGTTTGCAATTTCCTTATTCAGCTCGCGCTTGAAATAAGTCAGCGGCTTAAAACTGATCTTTACCTTGCCCATGTTATGACGTTATCCTGTGTACCGGTATTCCGATTTCAGCTACGATGGCATCCCATGTTGCACGTTCACGCTGCCATCTGTCCTCGTGTCGTGATGTCCCGGTCTCGTTTCTGCAGTCATTATCTCCGGACATATCAACGCCAAATGCCGTTGCTTCGTCAATTTCCAAGTGCTTCAGCAATGCCAGCGCGGCCGGTCCGCTGTAGTTGTTCCAGCCCGGTGTTTTCAGCGGCAGCTGCTCGTGGAATACCGCTTCGTATTCCGTGAACTTGTCCCGGTATACATCCGGATGGTGTACCGCCAGCTTGCCCGGTACAACCTGCTTTGTGAACAGCGTCGGACGGCCGAGCGGTGTTACCTGCTGGAACATCGACCAGTCACAGAAGCACCAATAGTCTGCAATGAACATCTCAGCCGCCTTGTTCACGCAGATCACGACGCTGTTTTTCACGTCGTCCTGTATGCCGCGGAACAGCTTTGCGGATGGTCCATTGCTGATTATGTATGCGTGTTTATTCAATCCTCACGCTCCAGTAACAGGTTCTCGAATGATCGAAACGCACATCGGAATCCGATGCTTTTTGCATAGTCCACAAACAGCTTTTCTTCCTCGCCCTGGTGCTCTATGCAGATAACCTTGACGCCCCAGGCATCGACCGGCAACGCATGAAGCAGCGCCAGGTTCTCGCCTTCAACGTCGATATTCACAAACTCAAAGCTGCCGGGAAACGCTTCCTGTATCTCGGACAGACTGACGGTCGTGATGTAATACTTCCGATAGCCTGCCTTCTCCGGACTTGTCTCGCTCCGATGCTCGTTAGTGGTACTGAGCCTGTGGTTGTCATGTTCCCAGAACGGCGCAATACCGATGCCTTCGACGGTCACAGCCGCATGCAATAGGTCGACTTTCGGAAACGTCTGCATATTCTTTTTCAGCAGCAGGAATGCTGCCGGTGACGGTTCGACCATTACACCCGGCCAGCCATGCCTTGCAAGCGCGTTTGTGGTACTGCCCTTGACGCCGTCATTTGCGCCGATGTCAAGAAACCGGCCGCTGATAACAGTCTCGACAGCCTGCAGGATCATGTCTGTTTCCTGCTTGTGTACCTCGACCACATTAGCCGGGCGATCATCTGCCGGACGCACTGCTTCAACTTCAGCAGGACCGCGATAAATACCCCCGCCCTTGCACTTTTCACAGATGCCCTTTGCATCGAATCCAATGCTCTTTGGTTCGCCTTTTCCCTTGCCGTGGCATCGCGGGCAGGTCATCTTGACTTCTGCGCGAACCGGAGCCGGATCTTTGCGACGGATTACGCGTTCCATAGGTGCTTCAGTGACAACGTGCTCGACAGGTCGCAACTCTTCTGCATTATCTTCTGGCTGCCTCACCCCGCCGATCTCTATGATCTCCCCGACGTGCTCCCCGTCCCATTCTTCATGTTCAGGGAACGGCTCGTAAGGCCATTTCAGATCAACGCTGCTGTGCTTAAGCATGCTGTTCTCAATCTTCGGCCAGATGTACTTCCGCAAAAAGCGCTGGTCGTCGGCTAATTCCTGCTTGTTCTTTTGCGGACACTCTTCCAGCAGCTCGTGTATGTCCTTGATTACACCGCCCTTGATGCCCCACATACCGGCCATAATTGGATAGATGGTATGGTGCCTGTGATCGTGCATCGAGTGTGCGTCCTTGCCGCTTGCTATCCAGGCATCGACAGCTGCCTTTTCCCGGACGTTCAACCGACTGTCAGCATCGCGAAAGATCGCATATTCAACATCAGGGCTGGACATTGCGAGGAACCGCCAGAACTGACCGCCGCGGCCTGGAACATTGTACTGCGCGAACATTTCAACGCCCATCTTGCGGAGCGTATAGACACACGGCACATTGTAACCGTGATAGACGCGGACTTCCCAGCCTGGATATATCTCCTTTGCCAGCTTGACGTTCTCAATGACGCCCTGGTTGTACTTCTTGTCATTGCCGAAAACAGAGAACGATATGATGCGGCGCTTCGGAGGCCGCCTGCCGATCTTTTTCCAGTAGTAATTGACCGAAAGCCGCGGATCGCTCCAGGCCTTCTTCGGTATCTTGGTCTTCTTCAGCAGGTCTTCTGTAACTTCGTCCCAGTCGTCAACAAACAGGATTGGCAGACCTTCGAAGTGTGCATTATCCGGACTCCGCTTGAGGATCGGAATGCTGCCCATCGCGATAGCTTCCCATGTGCGATGGCAGTCTGGACCGGCTCCGGGTGGTGAGAACGTGAATTTGTGCTTGTGCATGTTGAGGAGGTAGTCCTCGAAAGGTATGTCTTTGACGCCTGCACCACCCTCGGCCGTGATCCAATCTTTATCAGCAAACAGATTATACAGTATCGGTCTCTCCGCATGTGTCGTCTTCGTGCAACACAGATAAGCAAGACGCTTGGTGTTCTTCTTGACGCGCTTAGACCGCACTCGTTCGATGATTGACATGCAACCGTGTATTGTGTGGCTGTTGACCAGGCCGATCGGCACTGCAATCGGTCCGGTAGCCGCGCAGTTCTGAGCAAGCCACTTTTTGACAACCTTCGGGCGGTTGTCATACATATCCTGTGTGATTACACGATCACTGTTATGTGTGACCAGCGTTATCGATCCCTTGCATTCCCTGCATGCCCGAAAGAAGTTTTCAACGTACTCCGCCTTAACGTAGACAACAGATCCCGATTTCGGGCAGTCCATCCCTGGACACCATCTGACATCTGCTACGGCACCGATGCGTTCACCCGATATGTATTCCGAGATCTTCACAGTAATAGTTCCTATATTCGTCGAGCATAGTTAAGTATTCGGGCATACAGTCCCGAATGAGAGCTTTGACAGTCGGCCATGCCTCATCTGTGTAGGCCGGGCGCGGTGTGTGTGCATCAATCAGGCCGGTACGGTCGCTTCGCCAGTAGCTGCGGTCATAGCGGCCGTATGGTCCCATTGCGTTCTTCTGTTCGCGCTTCAGGAAGCAGCAGCGATCCGGGTAGCCGTCCCAGGTTTTCAGTACTTCCTTGAATATCAGTTCATCTGAAAAGTTGCCGTTTGGCTCCTCCCCGAACTCCGCGTATTCGTCCAGAAATCTGTGAACTGTCGCGTGCGGTATTACATCGTTCCAGACACTGGCAGGCGCGCCGATATGACACAGCGGATAGCGCGGTTCCCACTGAGTGCCGTCGTAGGCGTTCGAATACCACATTGTCATGTCTGCGCTTTCGTCGTACTGATCCATATATTCCTTGCTCAACATCAACATGTCGGCATCGCCGGTTATCAGCACATCGTCATCATATGCGTTCTGGTGTGCGAAGAACCGAATGCACTTGCTGGTGTAGTGCTCCGGATAGCACGGGTCGGCATCCATGAAAAGCACTCTAGCGCCGATGTCATAAAGAACGCTTACCGTAATGCGCGGAACGTCACCGATCAGATAGGCTATAACGCCATATCCGAGGTGTGCCCAGCTTGCCGCCGTTATCGGTATCGGAAAGCTGTAATCCGGCTTTGCGTCGCAACTTATGACTGCGTATCTGTTCATCGTGTTTTGTCAAGCCTGTATTTGTGCTCGATCAGCGGGTAGCTGCCGAAAAGTACTCGGTTCAATTTGTGTAGAATAACAGGATCTGCGTCCTGCCAGTATCCGACATGCCCTTCCTGCGGACTCCAGCCGACAAGGCTGTCCGGACGCTTGATTTCAGCATGCTTACGCTTTAGGTCAAACTGTTCTTCGATTCGTTCCATTGTGCCGGTGAAGTTATTGCACAGATCTTCATAGCGGACAGTCGGCACTCCGATATAGCTGGTCACATGATCACGCCAACGGCAGATACGATCAGCACCCATAAAGTCGATCAGCTCCGTCTCGCGTTTTTTCTCGTTCTTGTGATCCCAGAAACGCCAGAGACTGTACAGGCAGTCGTAGGGGTGCCGGACGATGTACAGGATATTCTTGAATGGAATATTCTTGCGACATGCCGCGCTCAGTGGTCCGTGGGCACCGAACAGGTTACACCACGGAATGCAGGCTGTCTCTTCGCCGGTCTCATGCCACTTCTGGCCTGGAACCTTGATATTCCCAGCTTGATTGCCGACCTCGAAGTTCTCGTATATCGAAGCGAGCATAAAGTGAGTTCCGCTTCTGCGGTGAGAACAAACACGAATTGGTGCCGGATCTGACATTATTCTTTCCATGCCTTGTGATTGCTGCAAACGTAAGTATGCGGCCAGTAATCGGTGTATTTGTAAACATGCTTGTACATCTTCAGACCGGCGCCAAGTTTGTAATGTTCAACGCCCCCGGCATCGTGGATAACCACCCAGACAGGATAATCAACACATGCGAAGTCCTCGAGGTTGTTGTGTCGCTGGTCGCCATTGCCGTGGTCTATGAATGCTACCCCCCAGGGTTGCTGGTTTTCGAATCCCTGCGATGGCCAATCATTATGGCCGATTAGTCGGAACTCATGCCAGCATGTCACCAGGTGAGTGAATTTTGCCATCCAGGCACCATCAGATTCTACTGTAACAAGCATTCTCTCCGTCGGCCGACATATCTCATGAAGCATCGGTGTACTACCGTCACCGCAGCCAAGCTCCAGCACCGGCCCGGTACTATTGGCAACAACTGCCGACAGTATCGGGAAGTGGCTCAAATATGATGGATAGCGTTTGTTTTCGGTCATTATACGGTATCCTTCATGTCTCTAAGGATCTGCAAACAGTCGTCCCGGTAGTTATCCAGGCGCTTCTTAACGTCGCTCGGCACTCTTGGAGAATGCTGCATCAGCAATTCCCAGTGCATATTCTGCCGCCAGTCGTTCCGGATATGGCAGTCAACCGGGTCTGCAGGCGTCCAGCGTTGACGCAGATACAGGCGACGCCCGTATTCGGTCGGCTTGCCCTTACGCTTGCCTTGATAGCAATACCGCGGATAACCGTGCCATTGTGAAAGCATGGCGTGTAGCCCCGGCTCACAGTTCCATTGTCCTCTGTAATGCTCAAGAGCGTACTGTTTGGTCTGGTTCATGTGGTCACATGTTGCCTTTGCCAGGTCGTCGCTGGCAGGTTTCATGATCTCGCGCCAGATGCCGGACGTTGCGCCCTGGTAGCAACTCGGCCACCGTGGGAACTCGCGTTCGTCCTCATGGAACATATCAACGCCCCAGCAGTGGAATGACATAGTAGGCTCCGGAATAAGGTAATCGTCGTGAAGCAGCAGCATGTCACCATCACCAAGCATGATATAGCTGTGCGGATCGAACCACATTGAAGCGGCAAGCCTCCGGCTCCCCGTAATGCAGTGAAAGCGCTTGTTGTTCGACCAGGCCGGAACATCGAACAGTTCAATCTCCTTGATTATCGGGTCGGTCTTCTTTATCTCCTCAAGCGCACGCTGTGCAAGCGGCTGATCCCATAAATCCATAGGTCCGAACTGCATGATAAACGGCCGAAAGCCTGCCCACTGCCATAGTATCGCGGACATTCCGCATGGCACATAATAGCGATACTGTGCGGGATCTACTGCAAGTAATGCGTACATTGTGCTCATAGTGGCTCGCTCCCCGGAAAGCCCGATGCCTTCCTTGCCTGGAACAAGTCTCTATCGTGAATACGGAAATCCTGCGCGTGTCCAAGGTGTGCCCACGGCTTGCGCTCTTCCTGCGGCAGTCGCGTCCAGTGTGCATGGAACTGGGAAACATCCGGTCGATCCCAGTAGATGCCGAGATTGCGCGCAACAGCACACAGCTCAGTATCCGGACAGAAGTGGCCATAGCCTTCAAAGAACGGACCATTACCTCCGTACCCGCGCCGTATCCACTCTCGCCCCATCCACGGCGACACAGCAGCCTGTCCGTTACCACAGAAGCCGTCACCGACCGGTTGCATAATCCCGAACGTATCCGGGAAGTGTTCCAGGAACTCGGCTTCAAGTTCCTGCGCTGTCTTGTCCTCTGCCGGATAGATGTCATCGCCACCCGTGATAACTGCGGTCATTTTGGGATCGCTGATGTAGATGTACCGGCATAGAGCATTGTTTTCGATTGCCCAGCTGCGGAAGGTGCCGGTATAAACATAATCAGCATCATCGAACGGCACCGGTGCGCCTTCGTCAAGCATCAAGGCTATCCTGTAGCCCTGTGCTTTCCAGCGCGGCAGTGTCTTTTGTGCCATTGGAAAGTTTGCTGATGGTATTGCGAACCACACACTCATTATGCTACCAGCCCCGGCTTTTTGTAGCGGCGACTTGCCTGCGTCTGAATGATCCTCGGTTGACGCCTGCCATAGTGCCGCTCTGATAAATCTGGTGTTCTATTCGGATCTCCGGCATCGATCCAGTTGTATTCCGGCGGGAGACGCAGGACATTCAAGCCATGCGGTTCCAGGCGTTCCACAACTTTCTGCAGGTTCTTCTGATCCCATACGTCGGGATACTGTTCGTTTTCGTCTATCCATTCGTGAATGATCCGCTGTGTCCAGCCTAAGCTGTCGTTCTTGAAATACAGGCATGCTGAAATCAACTCCCGATCCCGGAACCAGTGCGCGGCAAAGTCGGCGTCGGCACTTTCCAGCAAATCCAAGCGTCCGGCTATGCGTGCATCAGCATCAAGGTACACTATCGGGAATCCGGCATACATCATCGATGCCAGCAGAATGAACTGAGCCTTCGCCTGCGTGTTCCGCTGCCAGCTTCCATGATCGCCGACAACTTTGAAGAACGGTTTGTAGCCATATTTACGGCAACTGTCACCGAGCTCCACCAGTTCATTCAAGTACGGCGACTTGTCAGTTGCATACGCTATTATCTGGAAGTTATCGTTTATCATTGTATCACTATCGGCGCCGTCGGCATTGTCTCTGCCCTGGTAGCGCCAAGCCTTGCCCTGCCGCTGAAGTATTCCCGGATCTCGGCATCTGCCCTGTCTGCAAGATCCTGCATACGCTCGTTCACGCTGGTATCCTGCAGTCCACGACTGAAATACAACCACGCCCCGGCGTAGACAAGCATCAGGTCTTTAACCGGCCGCAGATCGGCTTCAGTGCCTTCAAATGGGACAGTATACGGACCGAGCCGGAACTTGTCGCGCACTTTGGCCTGTCCAATGGCAAGCGCCTCGGCTATCCGGTCTGTGTCAGCACTCCCGGTGTTCTCAAGGTCGCTCCACACTGTGACATTCGAAGTACCGAACCGCTTCTCAAGATCTGCCTGTGTGATTGTTATTGCCATTGCCGCTTAACCCTTTACAAGAAAGAGGCCGGGTGCCGCCTGTAATGCCGTAGTGACGGCACCCAGCCTGTACGGTGCCTGCACATTATGCAGGCTCGGAGGAAAACCCCCGCAAAGATCCTACCATTTCACCTTTGCGATAAACACCGCATTCGGAACTTTGATGATAGGCAGGAACGTATCACCGGCCAGTTGCTTGATGCTGGGCGGATCGGTCTTGACTTCAGCATAACTGAACATGCCGGGAACATTCCGCAGTGTTGCGAGCACGTCCAGGGCGTTGCCGCCAAGAACCATATTGCTCGGGATTGCGTATGTGCCTTCGATCACTTCCCACCATTCGGGTGAAGGATCGGGAGTGAAGATGACAGTATCATCGTCGGCAAGGTCTTGATTGGTGCCGTCGGCGTCCTCGAAAAAGGACTCATAAATCGGGCGCCATTTCATGCCCATCAGGCCATCCGGAATCTCGTTGTTCATGAGAACAGCGTTCTGCATTGCAGGATTCCGGTTGATGATTTCCTTCATCTTGTCGTTGCCGGTGAAGTACGACAGGATGTTTGCGCCGTAGAACGCATACATCGGACGGTAGCCGGTGAGCTTCCTTGCATACTTCTTGAGGTTCGTGATCTGCAGCGGGATGTCAGTTCCGGCAACGCTCCATTTTGCACTGATGATGCCGCCGATCTGGTCGCGGTTGCCCGCAGGAATACCAGCATCGACAGTTGTAACAGCACTGGAGCTGCTCGGAAGCATGTTGCCATCACCGTCAAAGAAGATCTTGCCCTGTGCAATCATGCTCATGGTCGAAGCCATGCGCAGATTCATGAACAGCCGCTTGAACTCAGCGGTCTGCCGGGCAACTTCATCTTCGCCGAGGCGCTGTTCCGCATCCATTGCGCTGCGCAGATTCTGGAGAACCCATGCCTCGAAGACCTGGTGCTCGAATGTGTGCATCAGAGTGATCGGCACCTCGGAGATGCCGGTCTGTTCACGCCTTACTGACGCAGATCCGTACTGAACCAGCCGAGCCACCTTGCGGGTGTTGTCGACTTTGCGGTACTTCGTTGTGTTGCCGGTGACGGTGCGGTTGACCCGCATGAACTCGGGCGGAATCACGTCATCCGGAACGCCGCCTTTGATGCCGTTCACAAGGCTGGTCAAGGCGACTGACCCGAGGATTTGTTCGAGTGTCTTAGCCATTTTTCGTTGCTCCTCAATTTCAATCTGGAGTTTCTATCGTCCTGCTTCATTCAACGGGTCGACTTAAAAGTCGTCGTCGAACGTCCAGGAACCTCCGTTAGTCCTCAGTTGTGCTTTGATCCATGCCTGTATGCTTGTATCGCTGCTGTAATTGATGATCTGACTTGCGTCCACGTTACCGGCAATAACCGGCTGCGCAAACTGGGTGTCGATGCTGGTGTCGTCAGCGTCGGTCACTTTCAGACCATAGCCGTCGTTGATAAGACACAGCGGAGCTTCGCTGCCGTCTTCGGGACGAATCAGCGAGCCGACCACGTAGTCAGCGGCTGCAGTTGTAACGGTGATGACTCCGGTAGTCGTGTTGACTGCCGAGTATGTTACCTGTTCGGTTGCCACTGTACCGGCTGCCGTGGGCGGTCCGGCAATGCCGAATGTGCCACTCGAACCGATACGCCGGACAAGTTCAGTTGCGGTTGCAGCGCTGACAGTCATCTGCGTAGCAAGCGAGCCGTCCTTGTCATACGCAACGGTAAGCGCGCCGATAACGCTCGGAGCATACTTGCCGCTTGCAGTTATCTTACCCATCAGAAGACCCGCCCTGAGCACATCGACATCGCCGGTGTTGCCAGGATCGCGAGACTTTGAGCCGTCAATGATCTCGCCGCCCGGAATCAGCATCAATCCGGCATCGGTGTTCATCACCTTGCGCGGAGTAGCTGTACGCTCCGTCTGCGGACCAGGAAGAGCATTTCCATAGTCTGTTGCCATTTCTCTTTCTCCTCTATCGTTCGTGTTCGTCTAAGTGGCGGCCTTCACATTTGCCGCGTTCTTCTTATTCGCCGTTGTAGCGCTTCGCGATCTCTGTTCCGGATTCAGCCTGTGCCTTCTCAGAGTCCTGCTGTTCCTGACTCATGGTCAAAACCTGCGTACCGGTCTTTTCCCTGGTGTCCACAACTTCGTTGTCCTTGAGCACGTCCAGAATCTGACTGACGACAGACTTCGGAGTACCGCTGACAGTCCGGGACAGCATGAAGGGCTGTACCTTTTCGTCTGCGATAATTGCCTTGAACTTGTCGCGTACAGCAGGAGTGATCCTGGACATGCTGACCAGGTTGTCGAGCTTGGCATCGGTCGCTTCGCTCAAGACGTCCAGTACTTCCGGCTCGATGGTCACGTCCTTGGGTTTCTGGTCGCGTTCAGCATCCAGACTTGCCTGGATTGTGTCGCGTGCGGTTGTCATTTCGGCAATCTTCGCAGTGAGCTTCGAGTGCTCGCCGGTCAGCACCTCCACAACGTTCTCCTCCGTAAGATCAGATTCGATCCCGAAGGCCTCTTTCAGTTTGGTCAATACTTCATCCATTTCTTTTTGCTCCTCTTCTTCAACTCGAATCAGCGACATCGGAATAAACGACGACTGCCCCGGAACAACTGGTTTCGGAGTTATTGCGATATGCGTTATCGCCTCGCCGTATTTCCGGTCTTCGCCATCAACGAACTCAGGATCAACGTTTATTGATACCTGGTCAACCGTGGTAGCCATCGTTTCGCTTTCCTTGCTCCCGAACTCCTGCACATAATACAGGGTGTCATCCTTGCGGAACATGTCGGTTACATAGCCGCGTGTACGTTCGCTCGGTGACTGTCGCTCGGACGCAGTATCATCATTATGGTCTGCAAAGACCGGAACCTTCACGCCGTTGCCCTGCATTTTCCAGAACGTATCTATCCATCGATCCATTCGTGCAGTGTCGATCTCAACATCAAAGCTGCCGTTCGGGTGCTTGTAATGCCCGACGTGGATTGCATCCTTGATGTACTTCTTGTTCCCGACCTGCTCCATTGCGCCGGTTGCCGATGCAAACGACAGGCCGAGCCGGTCGCGTTCTTTCTGCAACAGCTTTTCCGCGCGATCACGGAGCTGGTTTTTGGTCGTTGTTCCGACTCCCTTCAACTGGTCAAGCCGTGCAAGTGCATTCCGAAGGTGCGGCAGATCGATCTTGCCATCAGCGTCCTTGAATGGGAGGTGTCGATAACTGCGCGGCGTGGTTTTTCCTTCGGAATCCTTATCACCGCCTGGCTGTATCCACAGAAAAGCCGAGTCCGGCAGGTCGTTCATATATTTTGTTGTCCATTCTGCCATGATCTCATCATCCTTATGCTGCAACAGCGACCGACTGCGGACTGAACTCGAATGTCGGATCTGTTGACGGTGCAACCTCAACGCCGTTCACATCAACTGAATGCGGTGGATTGATTGTACCTTCGTCGAATACCTCAATTACCGAACAGCGGCAGTTCCAGCCGTTCGGAGGTGTATTAACTGTCCAGAACGGATCATTCTTCGGATACCGCGTGCCGTCATAGCCCTCATGCTCGAACCTTACCCGGTCATCACCGACGGTGGTATATTCCCAGCCCCACAGGATCTCGTCAATTGCCGGGTGCATTGCCGCTTCCGCTTTCCCAGCCGAGTATGAAGTCTGCACCATAGTCGTGATCCATGTCTCGATGACATAAGGCTTGACTGAGCGGAACCCCATTGCGTCCATCCTGGTTGAAAGCCAGCTTTTCGCTTCAGGTATCGTTATCTCCCCGGTATAGCCGTTATTGACCGCTGCGGCAACTGTGCTTGCAAGGCGGGGCTCAAGGTCGCCGAATATCGTGCCTACCATATTCCGATAGATCGCCCGGCCGCCCTGTTCAAGCTGAAAACTCATCGGCATTGCCAGTCTTCCGCCCTTGCTCCGCATATAATCCTGTGCGGCTCTGACTGTGTTCTGATAGCCGCGCTCAAATGCCGTTTCAGCTACACCGAGCAGCGATTCACGCAGCGGTGATATCGCGTTCTCAATCCGGATAGTCGGCTGCAGGTCGAGTTCCGGCAGTGCTTCGAGGATCTTCCTACGGAAAGCCGGGACAAGGCGTCGCATCCTGCGAATGTAGTCACGCTCAATCCGGACACGTTCGGCTTCCTGCCGGAGTCCTTCGCGCCTTACTTTTGCCGATACTCGAGCCATTTAATTGCCTTCGTCTACCTCTTCGCCTGGTTCCATCGGCCTGTTTCGGACAACAGTGACTTCATCTTCGCGCTCTTCGACCGGCAGACCTACACGTTCAATTACCTGCTGCATGTCGATTGCCTCAAGCGCAAGGTCGATGTTTACCGGGTTGCCGTACAGGCTCTTGACCAGATCCCGCATAAAAAGCAACAGCAGCGGATCGATACCGGCAAGGACTATCTTTACGTCTCGCGCCTTGTCCGGTCCGTAGTTGATAGCTACCAGCGGCTCGACCAGTCCCTGGTTGATATGCCGGAATATCTCTTCTGTGAGCATCTGCCCGACAAGGTAAGACCACTGTGACTGTGTCTCGGATTCGGCCTTCGTGCCGTGCTGGCCTTCGAGCGCCGCCCGTTCCGGCTGAAGCCATCCGCGCATCATCAGCTTATCCCAGTATGACAGGCCGTCAACAAAGTCCTTGCCGTGTGCCGCCTTGGCTTCGAGAAAGCTGATATTCCACGCCTTCATGCTGTCCTTGCCTGCACCACCGAGGCGTGCCAGGTCTTCGACGTACTTTGCCAACGTATTCGGCATTGCAACGCCGTTAACCGCCGACAGATTCTGCAGTATCGCCTGGGCAAGTTTGAAGTTCGAGACCTCCTGCCCGTTTGCATCCAGGCCGGTTCCTTCGGGATATTCAATTATCGGCGTGGCTCCGGCAACCTTCTTGCCGTACTTCGAGTATCGCTTAGCCTGTTCTTGCCAGCTGTGCCATGCCGTTTCCCGGATATTCTCATGCCTGCTGCGACCGTACAGGTTCCCGGCCTCGCCGTCGTATGTGTACAGGAAGCAGTATTCCGGTGTGAGTACGACATTGCCTTTTGACTGCTTCAGCCCTGCAAACTCGCCGGTCTTCTCGGTCACTAGGATCTGTGTCTTGTCGACCAGCAGCGGCTTGATCTTCCTGTAGTGTATTTTTCCATCGGAGCCGACTTCGTAGACCTTCTCAAATGGTGCGAACCCGTAGTCAAACGCATAGAGCATGTCGTCCAGCAGTTCAGCCCAGAGACGTGTGAACTCTTCGTCGATGAAGTCGGCAATCTCTTTATCCGCTTCGTCAGCTTCCACTGACCAGTTCGCAGACTGGATCGGTGCCCGCGCCATCACCCTGGCAAGCGCCACCGTCGGATTGCTGCGCATTTCGCGATACGTCTTGTACGTTCCGGGTGATGGTTTCGGAAGGTCGCCATCCTGGTTCTGAAGGATTGCAAGGCCTCCTGCTGCGGAGTTTGGCGGGATCTGCTGGCCGGTGCGTTCAGTGGTCTTGATTGTGGAATCGCGGCGGAACAGTCGGGTTAGTAGGTTGTCGGCCATTCTTTGCCCCTATAGTGGCGCATCAAAAAGTGTTCCGAGCAATAAAAAAAGGCCGGTCGAGGTGTCGGCCCCGACAGACCTTGTGACTTTTTACATCAGCGGTGAATAGCTAGTTCACTGCCTATTGCTCGGTTTTACTTACAAATACACGCCTTTTTATTGTCCGTCAAACGAAAGTGTGCAAAAATTGTATGCCATAGGCATAGGATGGACAGTTAGAACCATCTTTGTAAACACTTCGGCAATGCGTCCTTTATTGCTTCCAGCAGATCATCAATAGCAACTGCCACTTCGGCTCGCCGATGGCTCCACGTTCCTTTGCAATGTTTCCGAATCTTGTCATCTGGAATATAGTCTGGCAGCCGGTACAGCCAGCGAATCTTATCAAGTACCTTCGCGTTCATCATTTTTCCTCCGATTGCTAAGATTCCCAAAAATGACAGTCCTTAAATTCTATATAGTCGCATACTGCATCAACTAACCGATCCCAACGGCCAAGTCCTTTCTTGCCACCTATCACCCAGAATGAAAGCCATATCAGCGGAACGCAAACCGTCACTGGAATAATAAGCAGGCAGAACGCTATCCGGCACATCATTTTCATATTAGTATTTCCAGTCTTCGCTATTATCTCGCGACGCTTCGTTATTATTTGTCGTTGGATTCGCACACTCCTGCAAAAGACATTTAATCGCTGCGAAGTCCCTTGCTGATGGTATATGATTTGAAATTACTGGATTCCCGGCATCATCAAAGCCCACCAGTAGGTGACACTCCAGATACTCGCCGATATAATTTCCAAGGCCGTCTATTTTTTCTTGTGGCAGAGATTCAGGCATCACATTTCCTCCGATTAGTTCACCACCACACTCATTCGCCCCGTCGGCTTGTCGTCGAACCTGCGGATCGGCCGCAGATAGTGTATCCTGTATCCCTCGGCCTCGCTGGCGTGGGACATGCTTTCCTCGTGCTTGTCCGGCTGTCCAGAATCATCGTACCGCATACCCTTGAGATCTGCAATCAGCCGAACACAGCTCGGATGTATCTTCCAGTGAATGTTGCTGCGCACGTCCAGTAGCGCCATGTTGACTGAGTTGATCCTGTCCTGTACAAATGGATTGCGACCTGGAACACGCACCCGGAACGGGATTCCAGCCGCATCAAGAGCCTCGGCAAGTATCTGGTAGCACGTCTCGCCTGTTCCAGCCCAAGCGCTCCCGCCGGTTGCATCACCGTATACCTGCAGCGGATCTGCCCACTTCCAGCCGCCGAACTCCTCAATCAGCCTGACCAGCCGGACAACGGTATTCTGTACGTCAAGGCGCTTCTCGTGTATTTCGTGAACGGTTGTGAATAGATCCTGCTGCTGATTATAGTGCCCAAGCAGTGCGTGCATGCCGGGATTGATGTTGAAGTCAAGAGCCAGGTGAAGCGGCAGTGCATAGGTGAGCTTCAGTGTATCGTCAAGATGTCGCTCTGCATCGAACGCCGAATACAGCTGTCTACCGCGCAGACTGATCGCGCCGCCCTCGAGGTATTGTTCCTGCAGTTCCGGTGACAGCATTTCCCGTTGACGCTCCAGGAACTCGGCAGCATGCGGATTTTCTTTTGTTGCCGCCCTGTAGAGTGCATGCGTTGACAGGCCGCGCCGGAACTCCTGGTATACTCGCGTTGCATCGCCCTCGTTGGTATATGTCAGCATCAACTGGCAGAAGTACGCTTCCGGGTGCCGGACTCTGGCGGTCAACTGCAAATATGGATCTTTGCTCGGATCATAGTTGTCAACCTTCCATCTCGCGGCTTCGTCCCCCCAGGCCGCCCCAACCTGCCAGCCGGTTATGCGCTCCGGCTTGTCTGCTGTGCGCACAATGATCTTGCTCGGTGAGTTCTGGGTGCCGAGATCCGGAAAGATGAACTCGCTTGCCGCTCCCTTGTACTCGCAGGATAGACCGATCTCCCTGGCGGCGTCTTTTATGGCAGGAAGGCAGAAATCATTCGCATTGCTGTAGGTCGGCGCAACGATCGCGCTCCAGATATACGTTGGCTCACCGCTGTCCCGAAACGCATTATCAATGTGCAGCGTCAGCAACTTGCGCGCTGCTGACCAGCTTTTGCCGCTTGACCAGCCTCCCTCCAGTCCGATGCACCAGTGTTCCCAGTCGGCAAGGAATGCTTCCTGTCCTCCGGGATTCCCGTGCCAGATAATTTCGTCTGTTACTTCTACTTCGCGGGGCATTGTGACTTGTTCTCGCCAGTTACTCTGCGATCTGCAACTTCCTTTGCAGCAGCCATTATTCCGTCGCGGTATCCTCTGGCATACTCCGTTGACATTTCCATCGTCTTTCCTCCGTTCCGTTTTGCATTACATCAATCCTTCGGTCCGGGCATACCGCGCTTTATACGCACCGGCTCGTCTGACTCTACGATCACTTTCTTATCCTGCGGTCCCCACTCTTTCGGGCAGCGTCTCTCGAGCCACCAGGCAGCGGCGCGCCAGTCATACTCGACGTTGTGGGTAACTATCTTTTCGACTACCTTTTCACCGGACTTCGTGACTCTGGTTACAGTTCGTTCAGTAACAACCTTCTTGGGAGCACCAGCAGCCTCGACCATCTTAACATGCCTGCGGATCGCTTCGGTGCAGGCGTGCGTGCAGGCGTCGGCAAAGAGGCGGTACTTGCCCCCCCTCTTGTCCGTCTCCCCCTTCTTCATCCATTCGTAATACGTATCCTTGTGAATCCCAGCTCTTTGGCATGCATGTACCACATACCCCCCGTCTGCGAGATAATCGACAATTATCTTCTGTCTTTCCGGTGTTAACTTCGTCTTAGCCATATTTCCAAAGTATCACGACTGTGGTTCGTTGTCAAGAATCGCGTACCTTCACAAATACTCCTGCAGCATCGGTTCAACCGGTCCTGTCAAGAATCGCACACGCTCTACGGCCTTTACCTTGTGCCGGTTTCGGACTCTCCAGACAACGTGTCCGTGTATTCTGTTGTCGGTGTGCGTCCTGTGCGTTGCGTCTTTGAGTGCGCTTGTCCTTGATGCGTGTATCGACATTACCGTCCCGAGGAAGTTCCCGTTCTGGGTGTTTGTGTCTATCACTGCGTATCTCATATTACTGGTAACCTCCCATATACTCCCATGTATTACTCTTAGTGTAGTGTTATACCATATCGCGCAGGCGTGCGTGAGGCAGAAAACCACCAAAACACAACTGCCTATGTTCTCTATCCTGAATTGTCAGATAGTTCTGATTGCCTTCCTCTGCAGTTAAATATCCATCCGGCAAATACTTTCTGAGATCTCGCTTTACATATAGCATCTTTCCTGCATTTCGTATCATTGTTACGGCATCGACTGCAAAAGCATTCCAATCTGTTTCTGTTTTTTCATGGTTCAATGTTCCAACCTTAAATTCATCCACAAACGGCATTGCCTCTTCTATTGCCTGCAGTGACCGCGTTGGATCAATCACCGGCTCAATGCTTGCCCAGGTTTTAATACCGGCAGCATGCAATTCTCTTAGTGCTGCGATTCGCTCGGAGTGCGTAGCAGCCCCCGGCTCGATTTCATCCGACTTTGTGAGAGTTGCGCCAACCTTTAACCGATTATCAGGCCAGCTTCGAAATATGTCAATATCACGCAGGCATCGCATGCCGCCCTTTGTGAGTATTGCCACGGAACATTTTGCAGAGCTCAAAATCTGCAATGCTTTGCGCGTGTCCTTCCATTCGACATCATGCCGATTGTATGGGTCGCTGATAAAACACAACAAGATCTGTTCGTCGGCCTGTTCTGCTTCCTTAGCCAGTTTTGAGAGGTCGCGGCGGCGCGGCGTATCGCACCATCCTTGCTGGAATAATCGACAATAGCAATACTTACAGGCGTGGTCACAGCCTCCCGAATAGATGTTCAGCGCCAGCGGACTATACTCCCGTGCCTTACCTCGCGGTGTATAAATCAAACTCATTCTGCGTTCTCCTCAAATTCCTCCGTAATCCATTTTT